CATTTAGCCTTTTAGACTTTTTCAATAGCTCTCCTGACTCAAAGTCTAGCACAAAATGTAAGAGATCTCGCTGAGATTTATCGATAGAAAGAGAGTTTTCTTTCAAGTATGAACACGTATCCTTTGAGGGGATAACCCATAAAAACTCTATATCGCCATCTTTAACATTTTTGTATCTATAAACAGCTTGATCCCAGTCTGGGGTAGGACATGAAGAGCGAGTGAAAAAGTAGTTCCGTATAACATTTTTCATGAGTCGTTCTTTTTTAGTAAGAACTACAATATAAAATTCATTACCGTACTCTTTTTTCCCTCGAGTAATCGCTTCTTCAACGTTGTCTTCATACTCCTTTAGCTGTTCACGCATCTGTTCTTCAGGAGAATGGTCAATCTTTTCATTTTTCAGCAAAAGATCTCTGGACGCTTTTCCAACCGTCTCCCTATCACTTATAATCTTCTTCTTTTTTTCTTCCATGCTATTTCTTCTTTTTAACTTTCTTTTTCTTCTTTTTACCTATCTTGCTTGCTTCAGAGAGCGCAATTGCTATCGCTTGTTTTCTACTTTTTACCTTTGGCCCCTTTTTCCCGCTTTTGAGCGCCCCTTTCTTGAACTCTTTAAGAACTACTGATACTTTTTTCTTCTTCTTAGGAGTCATTTTTACCTTAGTCCGCTGTTTTTTAATAGCCATAGAATTTTCCTTACAAAAAGGAGGAGGAGAGCCCGGAGAAAGCTCCCCTCCTGTATCGCAATTATCTTTCTCGCATAGTGTTTTCGTAATTAATACGGTCTTCTCTGCGCTTTAAAGTTCCTCGCTTGGAAGAAGATTGCATATTAGGCGGAACCCCTAAAATAGTATATGCAATTTTCTTCGCTTTTCCGCTTGGACGCGGCATTACTGGCACCCTATTCCTTAGAATTTTTCAGGGTAGCCGTTTTTCTTCAACGCCGGCGCGCTTACATCGTCCCAAATTTGCTTATCAACACCACTAATTGTGTCGTTAAGTTTAGGACCGTTATAATATGGCTCTTTTGGATATTCAACATATTTTACTTCTTGTGGAAGATTTGCAATAGCATTTCTGTCTTCACGAATCATCATTGAATCTTCGTATTCTCTACGTCGAAGAGGATCTTCGTAGTATCTTTTTTTAGCCATGGTGGCTCCTTATGTAGAAACTGCTGGCCCCTGACCTTCAGGAGCTGCAAGGTTAATATCACCTCTATCTTTTACAGGACCGCCCTGCACAGAAGGTGCTTGTTCTTGTTTAGTCTCATTCGCTTTTAAAACATCTGCAAGTGTTAATAATTGTTGAATTTGAGAAAGATCGATTGAATCAATTTCTTTAAGCGCTTTAACAAGGTCAAGAACCCCTGACATCCGGTCTTTCACTGCTTCTGCCCTACGCTCATCAGCAAGAGCTTTATTTTCTTCAATGCGAGACACTCTTTCAAGACCCAAGCCTTTATCGGCGATTGCTCTGGCATTTGCCAACTCAGTTCGAGCTTGTTGTTCTTGAACGGCTGCTTGCATTTGCATTTGTTCTACTTGTGCTTGTTCTTGTTTTTGTTTCTCCATGTTCTCAATGATTTCATCTTTGTTTTGCATTGTAGCTGCTTTTAAAAGATCTTCATCTGTTATAGGAACACCAGCTTCACGAAGCTGTAACATTTGAGCAAATTGCATCTGTTTTTGGGTTGTAGTATTAAGGCCATCTTCAACCGCAGCATCATATTTGCCAAAAGCTTTATTATAAAACTGCTTAGATGGTTCTTCTTCGATGATTCGGGACACTTTTCCAGGAGTAAAGTTAGCCTGAACAATCTCAATCATTAATCCGCCAAGAATCTTTTGCGACCTATCTAACTGATCAAAGAGTATTTGAAGAGTAGTTAACCCAGCCCCCTGCCTTAGCATAGACAAGATTCCAGCCTTATCATCAGTTGCAGAACCAAGGAGCTCTTCATTAACCCCAGAAATTTGATTAATTTCCTGAGACATAATCTCTGACAACTGGAACAATGACGGCGGTATTTGCGGAGGAGTAATTTGTTCAACGTCAGACATCTGCGCTTCTTCTTTAAGTGCAAGCCCACGGCCTTGACCAGACAAAAAGATGTCTTTTGGATTAACAAGCGCATTTTCTTTGTACTTAAAGCCTGAATTAACCTGTGATTCTACAATATCGAGTTCGATAACTTTTCTTCTGTTATAAATGTATTGCGCATCACGCAACCCTCTAACCATTCCCTGTATTCTATTTGGATAGTATGGCATTTGAGGATTGAAATACCCCATAACAGGAACAAATGGATACTTATCTATTCCAATAGGATTTGGCCCGTCGTACATAACCTTGCCTTGTACAACAACTGCCATCTTAACGGTAGGAATATCTTGCTTAACTACATCAACTTGTGGATATAAAGCAATAAAGTCTTTTAATGCATCAGGATCTTCTGACTTCCACTCAAGTGTTTCACCGGTCTCTGTATCAACCAATACTTTTTGTGAGCGATAGTCTCGATAATAAAATTCATCATATGCCAACAAGTTATTTGTATTGAAATTGTAATTTTCTGGTAAGAATTCAAACTTCCCATCACGCTGATGCCCAATAGGAAGATCCATAATCTCTTTAGCTGAATCAGGAAGAAGAGACATAACCTCTTTTTTTGTCAGATAGGTCCTCTTCCAAATACCATTACAGTCAGATAAGTCAGCTTTTCTAAAATAGGGGTCAACTAAAAAGCTATTGTAAGGGCAATTGTCTACTCTAATATTCCCTGAAATAGGGTCCGATCGATAATCAACCCATACTTGAAGCATATTAAGACCGGTAACCAATGCTCCATGAAAGGACTCTGAAATTGTTTCTAGTATGTTTTCTTGCTGATTAGCCCATAACATAATCTTTGAAAATTGATCGGCGGGTTTTTGGTCTGAATTCTCTACCGGGACAACAATAGTAGACTTGCGATTACGTCGCTGATACCCAGAAACCATATTAATAACACGCCGAATTCTATTAAACTGGAATTGCCTGTTTCTGTGTGCGGGTAAATTGCCATAAAGCTCATTCCAAAGCGTCTGATCTCCAGCTTCAAAACGAGTGTCCATATCAGCCTCGCTCCAATACGACTGATTTATTGTAATGCTCTCTGAATAAAAATGCTCCATTCTTTGGAGAATGCCGCGGTTCTTTTCATCGTAATATTGCGGGCCTAGGTTGGGAAACAGTGCCACAAGCAACCCCTTTTTTTAAAAGTTAACATTTATTCAAGTTCAGTCTAAAAAGAGACGCCTTTGATAGCAAGTTTTGGCTTCTAACCGATTACCATCATACGCTTACACCTAAAATTGCATCCTTATCCGCGCGCTCTTATACTACTAATGCAGGATACTACTCAGGGCCGGATTCGTCCGGTCTTTTTTCTTGCCTAAATTGGAACTGGTTACTGCTTTACATAATAACAATACGAATACGATAAACACCAAGCAAGCAACAACCAGTTAATCTATCCCAAGAACTAAGCAATAGCTTCTTCTTCTTCACTATACTGCGAAGCGTGTTTGTCAAAGCATTCTTCACAAAAAATATTGTTATCGCCGCATCTGACAACGAGAAAAGAATCTATCTCATCCTTGACCCCTTCTTCGTCGAGCCACTCTTCAAAGCTAAATCCTATATATTTTTTATCTCCCATCTTTTCCTTCCTTTAAATCTCTTAAATCTTTTTTTGTCGTAAATACGCCTCTTCTGTCATTATTTTCAACAAAATAGACAAAAAGGTTTCGACGGACAAGCCGTAAGACTTAGCTTCCTCTTCTATACGATCATGTAAGGAAACCTCGCTCTCTCCATAATAAACTTCAAATGCGCTCATATTGAGCCTTAACGTTATTATACATTTAGCAATCTCATTTAAGTCAGAAGCATTAAAGTTTTGCACCTCTATCTCTCTGCCTAGATAAAAAACACTAGTTATTCGTTTAAGCCAACGACTTATTATGCCATTTAAGCTGTCGTGATTCCTCTTAGCCGTTATAAGCATTCTCTGTAATGTCAGGTCGTCTACCTTAATATTTATGAATCTATCTTCCATTTTATTCTCTTCCTTATATCCTTGTTCACTCTTTTTCTTTCTTTATTAATTACCTAAAAAATTCCGGCAAATGAGCGTTCTCTCCAAGCATGGCTTCTCTATACCTCCGATCAAGATCTTCAGGGCTTGCCCCTTTCCTACAACGCTTTAAAGACAAGCACATATATCTAATCGCATCTGCCCAATGAGAATTGCTATCGTGTAACGGCTGAGTTTTATACACCTTATTCTTAGAGTCATATTCTTTTCTATAATCACGAAGTGCTTTAATAAGATCTTTGCACTTTGTCTTATCTATCCATATACGCGGCAAGGTTGAACGCACAGCCTCTATTCCATCCATAATCGATACATTAGGCACAGCAGAATATCGCACGTTACGATCCGTCCTTACCTCAAACTTAACTCCAAGCTCCTTAGCTTTATCCCAGCGAGACATTCCAGACCCAAACTCTCGAACCATAATATCGTGTGGAGCAAAGTGCTTATTGTAGTTGTATGGCTTCTCTTTAATCACCCCAACATAATGCTCAAGCCCCTTACTATCATTACAATAAGAATCAATAATATGTATAGACTTTCCTACAAGCTGGAAAAAGATAATAACCGTTGAGTCACGAACTCCTAAATCCCATGCAGTGTTAACCTGGAAAGCTGGCTCCCATGGAACATTTGTTATCTGATCGTTAAGCTCCATATTGTTAAGATACTTGCCATAGTATGAACCGAGAGCACCTGTAGAGAACGAACAATAATATTCTTGCTCAATCATGTCCTCACTCATGAGGCCTTCTTCTCGTTCTTTTTCAATAGACTCAGGAGATACGACATCAGTATCTTCTATTGTCTTATGGTCACAAAACCAATCATCAGAATGTCGTGCAATTTCATAAAGGGAATAGAAGTGATTCTGTCCAAAGGGCGTACTAATGAAGACACACCACCCGTCATTGGCTACCAAAATAGGACGTAGCGTAGGATACGTTGCAGGGTGCTGATATGCATACTCAGAAAACACGATCCCTTTAGGGTTAGAGCCACGAAGGCTGTCGAAATTATCTGATCCAAGGAAATATATCTTTGAACCATTAACAAGCTCTACTTTCATTTCTTGTTTGTTAACAGCAACTACTAATTCTTCTGGTATATAATCTAAAAAGCGCTGACCAGTCATGGTCATTCCCTCAAAAAGGACAAGGCGGGCTTGTCTATAGGTAGGAAGTATATAGTAATAAGCACCAACAACTTTAAGAGCTTGGCGTATTACTAAATTAAACGCAGCTACGTCTTTTCCTGCTCTACGATGCCACACTAAAACAGCGCGCTTAATCCCCTTATTTTCAATGGCATGAAATAAACCTCGCTGGTAATTTCGAGCTTGGAATTTATTTAGCTTTATCTTCGTCTGCACACTCAGGTTCAATTTTATCCATAACGACGGTTATATTAGTTGGCTTACTCTTTGCCTCGTCTTTGCTTAACTGCTTTTTAAGCTCGACTTCTGCATCATATACATCCTTCCAGTCAGGATTGTATAAATGAAGTGTTCTATGTATGGTTTTCTCGTTGCATTCATTTTGTTTATACATGGCAAGCTTTTGGAGCCTGTCTCCGAGTATCTCCTTTACAACTCCGTGCATATAGGCAAGTTCTTTATTCTTTCTTACCAGATCGTAGAATGTCTTTCTTACCATTCCCCATTCATTACAAAAAGCAGTAATTGATGTCGAAGTAGGCTTTAACGCCCATTCATAATACGCCGAACACAGCTCTTCATATTGGGCTTCATTAAGAGATCGACTTCTCCAAGAAAGAGCCATTTTCATTCTATCATACGGGGACACCTTATTTGCTCCATGCAGCGTTTTAAGGCTAATATTGTTTGTTTTTACGCTCTTTTTTTTCTTTGTTGTCATAATATCTTTACTTCAAACTCTGTTCTTGGCTTCCTAGAATATCTTTTTTTAGCTGAAACTGAACAAATAATACAGCTATTCTTATAGAGTATTCCAGTAGCTACATCTTCTATAAACTTAACCAATTTTAAAAGATCTGGAATTTTTGGGTCATAAGCACCCTCTAAGTCACCATATCTTTTCGATTTAGGAGACCTTAGATAGAAAGTAAAGTCAACATGAATCTTTCCATCATACATTGGCCTCTCGTCATGCTGACTTGCAATCGTTATTTCAGTAACTACTTTTCTATATTTCTGATTATTAAATATGTCCTTCTGAGAAGATCGAGAAACGGTAAAATATGAAGGGTCTCCAGCTATCACATATTTCATACAGATTCTCCTCTTTTATTCTTTTGTTTCCTCGGGATCGATAGTATTACAACAAACACAGCTAAAAAGCTTCCTAAAGGCAACGGGACAGTTTATAGCTCTACGTTGACTTCCTGAGTTATCTACCTCAGCTTCAACGCGCGCTACATAGTCTTTATTGCTATTAACAGACGCTGCCCTTGACCTCCGTGAAGGACCTGAAACGCTCTCAGTTATTGCTTGACTTTGAACAGACACTGAACGTCGCTTTCTGTG